AGTTGTATCTGTTTGTGTAGTTGATGTTAATACCGACTGTTGGACCCATCCAACTAATACCCCTAATGCATCATGTTCAAGTCCAATTGCCTCAAATTCTTCCAATCTGGTTTTAAAATAATATGACCTATATGCATTTCGGAGTATTGATCGTCCCTGTGGATTATCCTTTAGGGTTTTAGTTCTAAACAATAACATTTTGTTTAATGGTATTTTTATATGTTGAAATGTTATAGGGTTTTCCTGAATCATTCCAATAAGGTTATTCTCATTATCGAACATCCATTCAAAAAGTGTCTCTTGAGCACGAAAACCGAATTTCTTAATCCCTACTTTTCCATCAGGATACTTAGAGTTATCAAAAGTTCTAATTTTATAGACTTTTTCGGCGATGCTCCATCCCGGAACCAACATACTCATAGCTTCCGAGATAACATCTGTAAATGTTTGGTTATTAAGATCAGAGATAACGGTATCTAGGAATTCGGCATTTTCAAGAGCTTTTGCTGAATTTGATTTTGAAGGTTTGGCATACCATTTAAGCCGCCTGATATACATATCAATAGCAAAAAGAATAGCTCCGACAATAGGACAGTTATCTCTCATCTCAATATATTTTTTATTTGCCCTATATAAATCAGACAAATCATGCAACCATTCCTCGCCAATTATACCGCCAAATCTTTGTAATCCTGTTACTCCCATCTCAGCAAATTCATCAAAATTTTCAAAAGATACATCTTCCATTTCTTTTGATATTCCCATTTCATCTTTCATTTTAGGTAAATTCCGAGGCATATAGTATCATCCTTCATCTTATATCCTAAATTTATTACACCAATGAACTCTCTAAAATCACAATTTATTCTAGTAGTTCCCAAAAAGCAAAACTATTTATACTATGAAGTATACAACATATAGTGTTGAGGTAATAAATATGAAACCAATTAAAAAACTCTTATCGTTGTCCGAATGGAAAGATTGTCCTTATCACTTTTGGGATGATAGAACCGAACATAATTGTAAACTAAAATCTGGTGAATGTTACTTTAGTGATGGTTCAAAATGCCCATTACCAAATATTTCAGCAGAGGTTAGATAATATGGTATGTAAATTTAGGCAATAGCTTAATGGTAAACACGTATTTAGATGCATCGTCGATAGAATGATGTGTCACGATTTGGAATTACCAATGTGTAATATTAATGAATGTATAACAAGTGATACAAAATTATGTACATTATATGAAGAAGATGATTTTCATGACTTCAATTTCGACATTAATCAAGCAAATAAAGTATAGTGGTTATGGATATAGTTTATCAAAATATAATTCAAACAACGCTATATTATTCATACATAATGAAAAAAGATATTTTGAAAATGTAAATATGCAGTGTTTATGTTTTTATGGAAAAACTGAGATTGAAGTATTGTCAAAAGCTCTTGATGAAATTGGAAAACTTGAAGTATTCGGTGGTTGTAAATTTTGAAGGATATTAAAACTCATATCCTTCATCACCGCCCAATACAAATATAGCTGCCTCGGTATGTGTATCAAAGGCATTGAGCCTATTTGCCGCAGCCCATGCTACACTGAGGCAATCAACCTGATCATCATGGACCCCTTTTTCTTCCGATCCGTCGAACCCTAATAGCTCCGACTCGAAGCTTAGAGGTAATCCCTCAACATGATAGACCTGTCCAAGCTCATAACGGGCCTCTAGCGGTGCAAATCTCGCTAACTTATTTACGTTTGCCGGTATCCCATAGACTGCATACGGAACCTCTTTTGATACTTCCTGAACTAAAGATTGCTGATAACTCTTATTCTCAATACCAATAATCGGAACTTGCCAACGATACAACATCGATTTGTTCCATTTATCTGCCATAGCAGAGATTTCTTCTTTTTGCTTCGCGAATGACCAACGTCCTCTCTTAACATCGATTATATACGTATCACCAGTTTTAAGATTTATTCCCATACAACAAACCGCCGTATAATCATTCACTTCTTTAGTACCGATAGCCAAATCTGCTCCAATCACAATAAGTAAATTTTGTATGTTTGCTAATTCATCAAGTTCTATATATTTAATACTTGTTTTTTCAACTCTAGCTCCCTTGTTACCTACAAACTCTGCTAATATTTCACGTCTAAATATCAATGCCGGTGTAGTGTCGCGAATTTCATTTAGTTCTTCTGGATCGAGATAAGGATTTGTATAACTGGAAAATTGCCAGCTCTTAATACGTGCATTTGGTATAAGTCCCTGTTTAAACAAATTGTGAAACCAGTCATTTTCATTTTTGGGAGTACCTATGAATATTGCATTACCCTTTTTGTCTGCGAGTGCTGGCCTTAAGATCTCTTCCCATACTGTAGATTTTTGGATACTAGCTTCATCCATAATCAAGAGGTCTATACCTTCGCCTCGTATGAAGTCGGGTCTATCTGACGATTTGAATATAAATTGACCACCCGTTGGAAACGTAATAGTTCTTTCAGCGATATTAATCTTGATACCATATTCTTTAGGTATTTGGCTAATTAATTTCATCGCCATGCGCCACGCTATACCGGCTTGAAAATAGGTTGGCGCAACCCACCATACTAACTTTCCTACAAAAGCAACTCTAAAACCGATAGTAACGCACATTAAAGTTTTTCCCCACCGGCGGCCACAGCTAATAACTTTAAATCTATGGTTATCGTCAGCTACTTCCTGTTGAATTCTATGAAATGGTGGTAACTCTATATGAATATACATACTTAGATCTCATCTTTATCTTTATTTTCATTACTATATATCTCTTTATTACCCCATGTTAATTTTACGTTTATATCTTCTTTAACTTCTATAATTTCATTTTGTCCACAAACAACTTTACCGAGATGTATTAACATTGGAGCATTACCCTTATAATCATTTTCCGGGTCTGGCATTGCCACCTGTAGCTGACCCCTTCTAATATTGGCTTTTAGCTCCGCTCTACCTGCATTTATAGCATCGTCTATATCAGGATTAATTTTACGCTGATCAATAAATTCTTTATATGGCATACCAATTATATCGGCAATTTCACCATAAGTACACCCAATTTTAGCTAACTTGAATAAAACTTCTCTCGTAATTCGCTTAGTTCCTATATATTTAGCTACAGGTATATTATCTTTTGAATAATCTTCATTATATGGAATTATTTCTTTATCTTCATACCCCATAATACCACCATAATCTTTTTATATCAGTATATAGTATTATATATCGCTTCATACCCTGCCAAGAACTATGAAAGCCAAAACCACAATCAGTTAATGGTTTGCCTCTTTGCCATTAACTGATTTTATCCCTCGTTCAAATTCAATTATTCTATTATTTCTATCTTGAAGTTCTTTATATTTTGGATCATAATAATCCATATACATTAATTGTTTTAAATCATGTGATTTATTTCTCTGAGATATCGATTCTTCAAAATTGTATTTATTTGTATTATAATCATCGTTATATTTATGTGGTATTGTATATGATATATTATATTTTTCTGTTGTACCCAATCCACATAGATTACAATATTTAAACTCTATTTTATCATATACTAGATATCCGTTACAGTTTGGATCATAACATTTAGATCTTACGTAAATACAAGATTTACCATTTGTGGATTTTACAAATTTTTTATTCCAAACGCTTTGCCCCATATTAGAAGAAAATCCACCAAATACGGTTTTTCCGATAAGTGACATATATTTTTTAGTTGGTTTTTTATTTTTATTAATATCACTCTTATATTTAGTTCTTTTATTGATCTTCATAATATACACCTATCATTATTAAATGAAATAAATTTGCATCTTTTTTTTCTAAGGTATGTTTTAGTCTTAGTTCTATATTCAGTATCTATTATTCTATCATGTAATATTATTTTATTTTTATTTTTAAGTCTTACAATTGAATTCCTTACAATATCATAATTCCATTTAAATTTTCCAAAATTAATTATACAAAATTCTAACAATTCGATCTGAGTACACGTTTTTAATGATCGTATTGCTAATAAAATTTGACAATCAGTAAATTCCGATTTTTTCTGTTGAATCATAATAAAAATAGAGCTTTAATGATATATAAATCTTACTCATTATAAAGTACTAAAGGAATACCAGACACCTTTAATATTTCATCTCTAATAGAATCCTCATAGTTTTCACTTGCATATATCTTAATTATTCCAGCATTAATTATCATTTTCAGGCAATTGGTACAGGGTGCATGAGTACAATATAATTCTCCATCAATTATACTAACTCCATTTCTAGCAGCATTTATAATTGCGTTAGCTTCAGCATGTACCGAAAAGCAAATTTCGGTATTATCACCAGACTTGATATTTTTAACATCCCTTATACACGTTTCACAATGCTTGAATCCTCGCGGCGATCCATTATATCCAGTACTTAATATAATACTATCGCGTACTATAATAGCCCCTACATTATGTCGTAAACATGTTGAGCGAAGTGCTACAACCTCAGCAATTTTCAAAAAATAATGATTTTTATCACATCTCATAGTATTTAAACTCCATTACATTATCATAATGCATAATGTTAAATGAATCGTGCTCAAAATTATAGTATATGTTAATATCACAAATACCTTGAATATCTTTATAATCATTACCAAGTGTAATTAATATTTTAAATACTTTAATACCTTGATTACATACTATCACTGTTCTATCCGATGTCAATATATCAAATTTTTTATTTTGATTACATTTAGATAATATAACATTTAGGGAATTCATGATATAACGTATATCATTATGATTTCTACAATGTATTACATTGATACATCCATTGCCTTTAGCTAATCCATTAAATACTACATTGTTTAACATATCAAAAAATTTAACCATATTAATACCTCAAATTGGTTTACTACTTCTTATTTCCCGGCATATCTTAGTATTAATGATAACATATTTGTATTCATCGTTACGACCTTTTTCCATAAAGGTTAAATAATCGCCTCGGAGCTTTGGGTTTATTGCCTGATATGACAACTTATAGGGATCAAATGTTTTGATCCTAATGTTTACAACTTTGTTATCTCTCTCAGGTGCACGTTCAACAGGTATTTCTTTTCTAGGTGTTGAAATATTTTGAGTTCTTTGTAATTGTGCCGGAGTTGATATTCTTGGATCTATAGCAGTACCCATTATTTTCCACCCCTAATATACGAGTTATACATTTTTATACGTTCATAAGTACTATGCTTTTTAAATTCTACATATATATTATAGGGTATTTCTTCGTAATCGTAATATATTTTGTTGAATACTACATCAAATTTCTTAGTGATAGAATTCCAAACATGGCTTACATAATCGCAATTACAAAGTCCCATACCACCATTACGTATATCATTCATTCTTTGATAATCAGTTACGAGCTTTCCGCAATGTTTACAAATGTAATACTTATCTGATTGTGATATTCTAATTCCTAGTATTTCATGAGCATTTTTTATATCTATCGTTGGACCAAAACTAAGATGATCATGTGCTGATACTGATTCATCAAACATTTTGTTATATATATCTGGTATCGTGTTTCTCATTTTGCCCACCTACAACCCTTACAAGATGTTCCACATGAATTACATACATCGTCTTTTGTTCTGGTAGTACAAGATGGTTCTGGGCAGCATACACCGGGACCGAGTTTAAGTTCGATACATTTATCTTTCATAACTTAACACCCATAAAAGCATTCTGTAGATTGCTTAATGCAATTTCGCTATTTTGTTTCAGAGCTTCGTTCTTTTTTGTTTGCTCTGCAATACGTTGTTCAAGTCGTGTTATTTTATACTCTTTAATTTCTGCAAAACGTTGTCCAAATCCACTTATATTAACAAGCTCTTTCATCTGCAATAACACGATTTCAACATCTGCTATTTCTTCAATCATGTTATCTGATATGGTTTTATGGTTCCTAATAGATTTTAAGAGTGCTTTACTCAATTCGTTCATTTCTTCAATCATCATTAGCTTTTGATGATCGATACCAAAAACCAATAATACATCTCGATATATCATTTAATGGCCACCATCCATTAATGATTTAAGTTTAATAGCATCATGTAGTTTGTTGAAATACATTTCTAGTACTTCATTACGCGAATCCGAGAGTCCATTGGATAATATACGACCCGTATTTTTATCATACACAATAAATGCAAGAGTGTACTTATACCA